GACGGAATTTCCACCAGTCGCACTTCCGTTCGCGTTCGCATACTTCGCGGTGACATTGTAGATCGCACCCTCAGCTTGCGACACAGTGACGGAGGACAGTTTGCCGAGTCCGTCGTAGGTCGCGCCGATGGCGAGAGAGTTCGCGTAGCCCTCGCAGTTCGCCTTGTCTCCGGCATACACGATGGTCGTATTAATGCCGTTTACGTCGCGCTCCCATGTGCGCCCATTGTAAATCTCTGTGACATTGTAGGTAGGCATGATGAGGATTCCTTAAATCGTGTTCCAACCGTCCATTTGGTTCAGGATTCGCATCGCGATTTGGTTTGTCTTGTTCGTTGCATCAAGCTGTTTGTTTTGGATTTTCTCGACTTCCGGCATCTTCACCGGAGTTGCCGAACCGCCACGGGCGATGAGACTATCCACGCGCGGCGCGTAGAGTTCGGGGGATGTGCTTGTCTGCATGGCGGCGGAGAGGGCGCGACGGGCTTTCACACGGGCGGTGATCTCTTTTCGCGTCTTCTTGTCAATGTCGCCGCCGTTCGCCTGAATCTCCGCATAAATCGCAGATTCAATGTCCGCCTGTTCGTCCATGCCGAGCGCGCGATACGCCGCGCCTCGGAGAGATGCAATATCATTTGTCCGGCGTTGTTCGGCGGCTTTCTTGCGTTCCCGCGCAATCTGCTGTTCCTTTTCCAGTTCCTTCGCGAGCGCTTCGCCGTGCTTGCGGTCGATCTCTTCCTGTTTGCGCGCCTCTTCGTCAAGTTCGGCGATGCGGGCTTTGTCGGCGGCCTCTTGTTCTTCCTGTGCTTTGCGCGCTTTTTCTGACGCTTCCTTTTTCGCGGCGGCCTCTTCCTTCGCGGTCTCAAATCCCGTTTTCTTAAGGTTTTCGAGTTCCTTTTCCGCTTCAATTTGTTTGTCGATGAGGTCAAGCAAAGCGCCCCACTTGTTGAGGTCTTCGGTCGTTTTGGATTCATCAAAGCGCTGTTGCGCGAGTGCGCGTTTTTCCGTAAGAGAAGTAGAGCGCAACCAGTCTTCGCGTTGCGTCTCGTTCCAGTTAGAGCCGAAAAGAGAACCCCAAAAACCGGGTTTCAGCGCTTCGCCGAATTCGACATTGACACGCTTTTTGCCAGTAGACAACACGTTTTCAAGCGCGGAAATCCTGTCCTTCTTCGCCTGTTCGTCGATCTTCTGCATAGCGGCTTGGAGGTCTTCAAACTCGCCCGTGGCATCATTGATCTTGAGACCGAGCTTTTCATAACGTCCGGCGAGTATTTCCGTAATGCGCGCCGCTTCCGCCTGTTCCTCGTTCGTCTTGTTCTCGCGCGTGGAAAGCTCGTTTAAGCGGTCAATCAGCGCGTCTTCCTCGGACTGCTGTTTCCGCAAGCCGTCAAGATAGCGCTGTTGCATCTCTTCGGACTTGCCGAGCTTTGAGGAATATTCGTCACTGGAAAGCGTCAGCTCATCCCATGCCTTTTTGAGCGCCGTAAACGCTCCTGCGACGGCGGCAACGGCGATAGCAATCTTGCCGCCCGCAAGCACCTGAAACGCACGACCGAACGCCACAGCACCCGCGCCCATTTCGGACGAGACATAGCGCATGGCGATACCGGCTTTGTTGATGGATGTGCCGTACTGCTTGAACGTGTTTTCCATTTTTCCGGTGGATTTCGCCGTCGCCGCTTCCAGTTCGCGAAGTCCGCGAAGGTATTCTTCCGGCGACATCGTAATTTTTGCCCGCGCGCTCATGCTTCACCTTCCTTGTAATGTTCTTTCAGGAATTCGTCGCCCAATTCTTCTACTCGTTTCAGCACGGCTTTCTCAATCCATTCCGGGGTGTGTTTGCCGTAGGTCGCGGACGGGTTCGCCTTGCGCGCACGAATCACCATCAAGCCGAACGCGGAGGAAAGCGGGAAGCTCAACGCGGCCTCACGCAACGGAATCCCCGCCTCGGTCGCGACGACGGAACAGACGCTCAACAGCCAGTCCGCATCAAAGATAGGCTCGCCGGAGGATGCAGTATGGGGGAGCATCTTCAACGGGGAAAACGCCAAGTCAACCATGCCCACAAGCTCATGCCACACGTCCGGCGCGATCTCCGGCGTGAGGGAGACGGATTCAGCGTATTTCAGCGACTTTTCCTCGAAGTCAAGCGCGGCGCTTTCAACGTAAGAGTGCGTGAGCATGTAGACGGCGGATGCAACGTCCTTGAATGACGGCTTTTCGCCCGTGGCGAGGGGATGACGCATGAGCCACAGATTCGACCAAATCGCCGGAGTAATCGGCGACACATCCATCCCGCAGATTTCCGTAAAGCCGCCGAGCGCGTCCCACAGAAGCAAGCCCTCGCGGGCATAGTCAATGCGGGATGCGTCAAGCTCCGCAAGCGCGGGGTCTTCGGCGACGATACGCTGAAACTCCGCACTGGAAGCTAGAAACAAGCGCTGTTCGGCGGTTCTATCGGACATGGCACAATCCTAATCAGGAATAGGCAACCGGGATGCAGTTATCGGACGCAGTAACGGTGAGGTTGTAGCGCACGAAATCGGTGTTGCTTTCGACGAGTTCCGCACTGGTGACGAGGAACGTGCCGCCCTCGATCACGACGACACTGCCCGCGTCGATGGTCGGAGTGGCGACGTTCAGAAGACCGTTGATCGTAAGCGTCGTGGTCTTGCTGTACGCCTGCATGTCGATAACCTTTCCATCCTCGCCGCGCGCGGTGGCGGTTTCAACGGAGTTGGATTTGTTGACGGATTCGGCGATAATGTCCGCAATCGCGGTAGTCGAGCCGGAAACGATAGAGATAACACCAAACGAACGAGGCATAGGTAAGCCCTCCCTTTTTCTTTGTTATGATTAAGTGTTAGATTGAACTGGTACGGGTTGATTGACGGGATAATAGGTCAGATTCTCGCGGTCGTTCCAGTCGCCATAAGCGACTTCCCGCGTAATCATGGAGCGGGAGCCGCCGTCCGGCGCGGTCGTGTTGACCGTCGTAATGCGCTGAACCGCGCACGGGGTTTCGTCCATGAAGCGGATGTACTGAACGCCCGTCCCGGTATCATCGCACTGGTAGACGGGAAGCGGATGTTCGTAGTATTCAAGAAACACATCCGTGGTGGCGAGCGTAAGGTCAATGCGGAAGATACGGCAAGCGCCGTCAAGCTGAACGGCGGAGCGGATATTGATAATGCCGACGACTGCGGCAGGGGAATCCCATTCTAGCGCGGCGGTAACGTTCGCGGGTGTCCAGTTCTGAACAGCGGCGAGCGCGTCCGCGTACATTTGGCGGATGACGGACTTGTCCGGGTCACATTCAACGAGCGTCTGACCCATGACATTCACATACACCCAATAGTCCGGCAAGCCCTGATTCGCGACATCCATACCGGAGATAGAGACGGCGAGCGTTCCGCCGGGGTTGACACACTGCGAGAGGTCATACGCCGCGACTTTCTCAACATCGGGAAGCGTGGTAGGGAGCAGATAGAGAAGTTTGGATTCGTCGAAAATCATAACGTGACCTTCTTCCCTTCAAAGTGTTCAGACATGTGCTTGTTCATGGCTTTTACGGCGGCGAGCGAAGATGTAAGGTCGAGTCCGGCGAGAAAACCGGAGCCGTCCGGGATAGCCTTGTTCGTGATCTCAACCTCCATGCCGGACGGATGGAGCTTGACTTCGGATAGCGCAACCTGTTTGATGAGCTTCGGGCGGCGTTCGAGATAGCGATTGAAAACAGGAGGAACGCGCCCCGCAACACGGATAAAGCCAAGACCCCACGCCGTACGCATCAATCCACGGTAATCCTCGGTCGCGATACTGCGCGCCTGATCGAGCGTCTTGCACGGTTTGTAGTATGTCCAGTTTCCATGCGTCTTGCGCGCTTTCGAGTGGATGACGACGCAGTATTCGTAGCCGTCGCGGAGCAGTTTGCCAAACATGTGCTTCAGCCGGCGGGTCTTCGGATTCCGCACAGCTTCCCGCAGATAGTAGATAACACGCATGCCGTTTGTGCGTTCGCCCTTCTCCAACACCCTATCCATTTCGAGCGTCTGATAGAACGTCGAGGCAATATCCTGTTGACCGAGAGACGGCGGAGTGTGCCGTTGCGCTACGGAGACATAGGCCGCCGCGCCCGCCATGACACATTTTCTGCACTCGGCATAGTCAGCGTCGCGCATCTCGTAGACGTTCTTATAGAAGTCTTTCAGCTCGAACTTGAGCTTGACGATTGCTCTGTTTGTTGCGCTCTGCGGCATGATTACGACCCCTTCGAGGTAAGGGATTTCAGGTACACGCGATAGACCAGTCCGGCGGAATCCAAATCCGCACGGTCGATCTTGTAGGTCACATTTCGGAACGTGATATTTTCGTATTTCTTCGGGGGAGAAGAAAGCAAACGTCCCTCAATTCGTAGGTAAAACGACACGCCGTCGTCCTCGCCAAACTCGGTAAGAACGGGAGATTCCGCAAGGTCAGAAGCGACACAGACAGTCCCGGCAGTCGAGCCGCCAATATAGCACAGCTCCGTAAAGTCGGGGTTGCTCATCATGATTTGTGTCGCTTGTTCAAATGCGGTAGGCATAAGGAAAACTCCTTAACGGCGCTTGTCGGTTCAGCTTCGCTTACCGACGCTTATTTCTTGCGTTTGCGTGGCTTTTTGGCGGGGGTTGCGGGTTCGTCCGCCTCTTTGTCCGTCTCAATGTATTCCGGCGTTTCTACGGGCATTTCCGGTGTTTTGACTTCCGGCGTGAAGCGTTCTGCGAATCCCGCGCCGATGATGATATGGAGATCGTTTTCGGGGATGTCTACAGCGGGATAAGTCTCGCCTGCGTGAACAGGAACGCCGCACAGAATGGTGTCTTTGAGTATGCGAATCATAATGCACCTCGAAAGGGTTAAGGTCCCGCCCCCGGATGGATGACCGGAAAGTTCCGGGGACGGAACGGAGTGCCGATTAGGAGGCAGTACGCATCACGAACGTATTCGGACGGAGGATGCCGATGTCGCAGACGAGCGACACGATCACGCGGACACTGCCCGCCGTGGCGAGGGTGTAGGGATCGACCATCAGTTCGATGCCGCCCCACTGACCGACAACCACATTGGAGAAATCACCAAAGAAGATGTCGCCACTGGAGAGCGAGCCGTCGACGTGGACGCGGCGACCGTCGATATAGCCGTCCTCGGCGATGAAGCCGGAGCCGTAACTTCCCTTCGGGATGCTCTTGAGCAGGGCATTGTCGGAGGCGGAGATGACGAACTCCTGTTCGCCGTCCCATTCCAGTCCTTCGACCTTGCCGATGATGTTGAGCATATCAGCCCAAGTGACGGAGGCCATCGAGGCGATGACGTAGGTCTGAACGCCCGTAGCGGTCTTCACGCCAGTAATGGCGGGACTGGAAGCGTTGCCCTTGAGCATCGTGGTTCCGAGGAGGTGAGCGACGTTGGCGAGGAGGGAACGCATCACGATAGCGGTAGCGTCCGGGTTCGCCATCAGAATCATGTCCTTGCCGACGGTGGTGTAGCCGCCGAGCTTGTGCGGGGTCAGCGTCACGTCGCCGATGACCGGAGTGGTTTCGGAGACTGCGGCGTTCGCGTCGGTGGTGGTCGTGCTGCCAGTCACCCAAGCGACGGAGGTGTCGGTGGTCTGTGCCGGAATCGTGACCGGAGCGCCAGTAAGACCCGTCAAGAAGGTGGCGTTTTTCACGCCGATGCGGTTGCGGACGAAATCCACAAAGAGGTTCGGCATGTTCTGCTGTGCGACAAGTCCGGCACCGGAGGACGCGCTGTCGTTCATCTCGCGGGTAGCGAGAACGCCGCGCATGCTGTCGCCGTTGAACGGAATCATGATCGCGTTGTCGGCGGCGGGAACCTGACCGCAAGAGCGGTAGAGTTCGTCGGAGAGTTCACGTTCAAAACCGATGTCGGCTTTGCGTCCGCAGAGAGCGGTCAGAACGTTAGTCATGTTGTAGCTACGAACGCCGGACGTATTGATGTTCGGCACGACCAGGGAGCGAGTGTTTTCCTTCATGGAATCTACCTCTCTTTTGAGCGCGTCGAGCATGGCGCGCATGTTGGTTTTGTCCTCGCCGCAAGCCTTCTCTTCTTCGGGCTTGTCTTCTTCGGCGGGGGCGGTTTCAGTGGTGGTTTCTTCCGCTTTGGTTTCTTCGGTTTCTTCCTCGGCGGGTTTCACTTCTTCATCAGCGCGGGTTTCCATGTCGGAGCCCTCCTTTTTTTGGTTTATGTTTTGCTGATTTTCGATTTGGTTTTCAGGTTCAAACGAACGGTAGAATCCAACTGTCGGGTCGGCGGGGATGCCAACCGCAACGGATACCTCGTATGCCGTCCATTTGTCAACGTCGCGCACGAGGTTGCCGTTCGCGTCGGTGTATTCGTTGTAATGCTCCACGGAATAGCCGATGGAGACGTTCGGAATCGTTCCCGCGGCGATATCGTCAAAAAGACTTCTGCTCATGCCGTCGCTGCGGAAACGGATACGGACGCAAAGCGCCTCGTCCTCAATCCAAGCACGGACAACCTTCCCCAGAACGATATCGGTGTCGTGGTTCTTCAGTACGGACGCGCCGCCGTTGAGCCGGGTAAGGTCTACCGCGTCTCCGGAGATCACGAGCTTTTCGATGAAATAGCGGTGCTGCTCCTTGTCATGCCGCGCGTATGGGTAGTTCGACGCGCAACTGAACGAGATTTCGAGATTTTCTCTGTCAACATTCGGTGAAATCATAATTCCTCCTCCTCGGGTTGAGGCGGGTTATCGGTTTCGGGTTCGTTCTCCTCAAGAAGAGTGTCGGGGAGCTTGTTGAAAGCCGCCTCCCAGAACACATCCAGCCCGCGCGATTTGAGCATGTCGCGCCACGCGACGAATCGATCTGCAACTTCTTCGGGGTCTTCTCCCCTCGATTCAAGTTCGGAAATCGGGTCGGTGAGCATCAAAGAAATCTCGTCCTTCTTCGCCTTGATCTCCTTCGCGGGGTCAACCCACGCGAATCTCCTACCGAAGAACTGGTGGCGGGAAGCGGATGCGAGGTCGTCGGTACGGATAAGTCCGTTCAGAACAGCCGCGCGGATGAACGCGGAGAACTGAAGACTCTTCCAGTTCTCAATCAGGAATCTTTGAAGCTCCGTAAAGGTTTCGCGGTCTTCAAGATTCGCCTCGCGCAAGCTCGAATAGTTGACGGATTCATAGTCGCCCGCGCCCTTGTTGTAGGAAAGACCAATAGAGTTGCAGATAGAGCGCATCATGTTCTTGACGAACGCGGGGAACTGCGTATTGCTTCCGGGGTTCTGTAGGAACTTCGCGCTGTAACCGCGAGGAGCAATCGGGAAGATACCGGGCTTGATCTCCCTCACGAACTCGCCCTTGTCGTCGGGCGTTTCGAGGGAGAAGCCATCCTCGCCCTGACCGTTCCATTCCCACACGCCCATGACAGCCGCGCCGATGGTGGCGTGGATGAGTTCAGCCGCGCGGTAATCGTCCAGTTGCTTGAGGTTCATAACCGCGCCGACAAGCGCCGGGATGCCGCGCATTTGAGCCGCGTATTCCTTGCGGAAGAGGTGTATGATATTTGAGGCGGGAATCCGTTCGCGCGGGCCAGTCATGTACTGTTCGCAGATAGTCGGGCGATAGTAGAAAGCAACCTCGCGGCCTCGCGCGTCGTACTCAATACCCATGAAAATCCGTCCGCCGTTTTCGAGACGCTGAACCATATAGAACGGGTCTATTTGGAGGGAATCAATCACCTCATAGCGCCATCCGAACTTCGAACTGGAATCATAAACCTTATGGATGAAACATTCGCCGTCGATGAGGAGCGAACGCAGGATAAGCATGTCGAGGTCACGGGCGGAACTGCGTTCGTCCATCGTGACTGCGGCGGTAGACCGCGCGCAGTATTCGCGCCACAGCTTCTCGATTTGCGGGCGAAGCGCCGCGTATTCCGCCTTGCTTTGAAGCGTAAACCCGGTTGTGCCGATAACGTTTCTCTGCAAGTTGCGGAGGATGCCGATCACGGCCTCATTGTTCATGGCGAGGTCACGGCAACGGAGAACGATGGTTTGATACTGTACGAAGATGTCCCCGTTGATGCGCTGATAAGACAGAGGCCAGTCGGTGAGGCGGTTATGAGCGGCGGCGGCAAACATGCGGGTGTCAAGACCGGAGACCGGACGTTTACGGCGGAAAAGAGATTTGAAATTGAGCTTCATCGTTTACACCCTTTTCAAGAAACAGACTTCGGTTTTCGCCGGATTGATACCCTGCTCTTTATTCACAATCGCTTGGAAATAATCGCGCCAACGTTCAAGCTCACGGATTGAATTGATGTAAGTGATACTGCGGTCTCCGATTGTAATCTGCGACTGCTCCAAAGTAAGCACGCGTCCGGCGATCTTTGCGTCAATCGCTTCAAGCGTCTTTTCCGCATCACTGCGGGGGTCGTAGGAGGCCGGAGCGGTGGCGAGGTTCTGAGCGACAGTAAAACGCCCGAACCCTAACACGTCGCCGTCGGCGTTGGACTGCTGATAGCTGTATTGACCGGGCGCGGCGGGAGCGGTGAACACGAAGAAATCGCCCTCGCGCTCTGTGACGATCACAACGGCGGACTCGGTAGAAGACAGAAGTTTATACGCCATCTGCGTAGCGTTCCGCACAGCCGGAAAGTGAATCATCGTACTTGTGTAGTACATCCCGCGCTCCCTTTTTAGCGAGATTGCCCGGTACTCGATCTCTGCGACTAAGACCGAGGCCGGAAGGAAAAGATGTCAAAAACCTTCCGGCGCGGTTGCCGAGCGCTCCCTTTTCTCCACGAACCTAACTGATAACTCAACCCAAACTAACAAACGAGGTTCCTTGATTCTAAAATATCACGCGAGCTAAACAATTACAAGCGCTAAAATGCTCATTTTTGCGAAGATGTCCGAAAGCACTCTGATTGTGTAGGTTGCGTTTCATTATGCTCAAACCAGTTCTTGCGTGTCCGGCGGAGGCCGGGAGACTGGCGCTTTCTGAACATGGTAGGCGGCAAGAGGCCAAACGCGAAGTCGCGGGCGAAGTAGGCCATCTTGAGGACGTCGAACGCATCATGGACGGCATCATGTTCGGGTTTCCAATTTTCGGGGAGGTGTCCGTTTTTGGTCGTGCGGTCAGGTTGAACGGAAACGATTTCAGCTTGAAACTTGCCGTCGAGGTCTTCGGGAAGATACAAGTAGTCACCGGTCTTGTCGCGTTGACGGTAGAGCGCCCAAATGAGCTGTTTTTGATAGAGATGAGCGGAGACGTAGAACAGGCGGCGGGACTTGCGGCTGTTTTTGAACGGTTCGAGTTGACGAGCGCCCGCGCCCGCATAGAGGATAGCGCGTGAGTGTGTGCTTGCGTAGCCCGCGATCTCTTTCTGTCTATGTCCCCTGTAGTCGATGACCTGAAAGAGCGGTCGTATCTTCTCGCCGTGGATGTTGATTTCGGAGTTCATGATGTCTTCAACGGTCTTGACCTTTTCCCCTGTTCGATGTTCGAGGGATTCCCGGTCGCCGCCTGTAAGCCATAGATGCGTGATGTTTGCGTACTCGATGAGCCAAATGTTATCGTTCACGTCAAGCGCGAACACTCCGGTCGGGCTGAAATCGTCCTGTGTGTCGGAAACGAGGAAGACAAACTCGATCTCGTCGGCGGGCGGTAACTGGTCGGGGCGGTAGAAATGCTCTTGAAGATGTCGGCAGTCGTCCGCGCTCACCGTTCGAGGCGAATACGGCAAGCCCTTGTAGGAGTTGTCGAGTTCATAGTGTGCTTTGATGTCAGAACGCTTGCCGCACTCGAGTATCTTTTCCGCGATCTTAGGCCACGCCATCGACGCAAACTGACTGGCGAGCGCGCCGAACTGGAAAGACGGTTTGAGGTCTACGCGCTCCGGGAATTGATGCACATACGCGCCGTTCAGGTTCATCCACCGTTTATCCGCCTCGGTGTGTTCGTGGTGACACTTCGGGCAGATAAGCCGGATGCTGTCGGGCTTGACAAGGTACAAGCCTCGGTCGTCGTCGAAAGTGGATTCAAACTGGAAGTTGGCGAAGTCGCACGAACGCATGGTAAGCTCACCGCACGCACGACAACGCAACGTCCAGTAGCCTTGACTTCCGGCGAGGAACGCGCGCCAAATACTTCCCGTGTTCTCCGTCGGGGTGCAGACGCGGTAAAGGATGCTTTCGCCATAAGAGCGGGTACGTTTCCGCGCATCATCCACGGCCGATAGATTCTTGACGGTCGGGTACTGGTCTTCTTCATCCAACACAACAACCTTGCATGACCGCGACATGATCTTTGCCCCTGCCCCTTGAAAGAACATCGTGGATTCACCGAGGATGTAACGGTCGCGCCGTTTCGCGTTCGGCTTTTCCAGTTCCTTTGCAAGCTCTGGGATGCGTTTCAGCAGGGGTTCGTATTTCGTCCGGTTCACGTCTGCGGCGAGTTCATCGGACGGGTAGACGCAGAGCATGGAGGACGGATGAAAGCGCATGTTGTAATCAACTCCGATACCCTCGATCATCGTCTTGCCATGCTGTTCAATTCCGCACACGGCAACCTCGCGAATCTTCCCGCTGTACTGCCACGCGCGGAGCGGTTCGGCGAGGAACGGGGAAAGCGAGATGTCAAAGCGTTTTCGTTCTGCGGACACGTCGTCCGAGAAGTCGATGTTCTCGGTCGCCCATTCGATGATGTCCGGCGCGGCGCTGAAATCAAACGCAGACGCGAGGCGGGTATCACGCAGTCGGTCAAGCTCACGCTCAACGTCAGTTCGCGGATTTGAGGGCTTCATTCTCGACGCGTTCGGCATAGCGTTCCTCCCTTTTGTTCATGTAGGCTTCACGGAACTTGACAAAGACGGCGTTCAGCTCCTTCCGGTCTGCGGCGGTCGCTTTGTGTCGGTTCAGGAAGTCGAGCAGATAGTCTTTCAGAATGGGAAGAACGGACACGAAATCCTCGTCCCAATCCATATTGATTGCCGTCGCGACTTCGGCGTTTAACGCAAGGTTCTTTTTGAACGCGATCTGTGCGTCCTGTTCCATGCGGTCGGCACGGGCTTTCTGATAGCGGGAATCATCGGAAAGCTGTTCCTCGAAATCGTCCGGCACTTCTACCATCGTATGCGCGCCGACTTTCGTAATCGGATAGCCGTTCTTTTCGGCACGTCTGCGGGCGTGTGTGTCCGAAATCTTCCACGCTTTCGCCAGTTTGGAGAGCTGAATCTGCATTGTGTTGAACCTCCGTTTTTCGTTTTCGGGATGAAATCCCGAAGTATGCTCTTGTTGAACCTTTTATAAAAAATCAATTTGATATATTGTTTGACCTTGACGCGCCCACCCGCAACACACCCCCTTTCGGGGCAGAACCTACTTGTTTTAAGGGTCTAAATTGTTTAGTTTGGTATACTAAAGTATTTTTCGAGGGTAAAAATATGTATGTTTATAATAACATTTAGACCCCTGCCGGATGAAATTTATCTAGAGTTATATCTAATATTATCTTAATATTTAGTATAAAAGTTATAGCTATTTCGCGCGCATGCGTGAGAGATATTTGACACATTAACAACTTTACCCCTCCGGGCATGATCCGCGCCGCTGATGCGGGGCGGGTGAACGATGGATATAATGTGAGACGCGGGACAGCACGATTCACCGTCGAGGCGTTCGTTCATAAAGCACGTTTCGCACTCCATTCCGGTTTTGCATATCGTTTCGAGCTTTTCACTGGCGGAGCGCAAAGCCTTGTATTCGCCTTTTGTGGGAACGATTTTCATAACATCCATCCGTCCTTCTTTGCGAAGTAAAAGAACACGATCGCAATCAATACAAGAGGCGCAAGCACAGAAACAGACACAATAACGTCTTCGGTTTCCGTGAGCTGAACTGATTCTGCGTTTTGTGTCGCGTTTTGCTGTGCGGCTCGATTCGCAATCCATATCGGGCTTATCGGATTTAACGGGTTATACCAGTTTTGAGGATAGTACCAATATGAAGGGTTCATGGGGTTGTTCATCTTCTCTCCTTTCACGGCTTCGGCAGTGCGTTATACCGCCCGCAGATTTGGTTCAAAAACTTAATCCGGCATCCCTCGCGTTTCATCTTCTCGAAGAAAAGCCCGTCGCTCTTCTGACTGTCCGCGCCGAGGGTGTAGACTTTCAGGCGCTTCATAGCGTCAAGCCGGATGAGCATGTTCGCCCAGTCGATATGACCGACGGCATCCCGGTCTAACAGCGAGATGTCGCCCCAGTCGGGGTGTCCGTAGACTTTGAACACAACGGCATCCGGTTCTCCGTCCGCGCATGCGTCAAGAGCCGTAAGGAAGTCCGGGGTGATTTGATTATCGTCGTCCAAGATGTAGACAAAAGAATCGCCGTCCGCACACTGTTCGATAAAGTCGTCAACGCCGAACGTGTTATATTCGTCCTTCGGTCGCTTTTCACGGTAAATTGTCGAAGGTAGGAAGCAGTCGAGATGGTATTTCCCGAATTCTTCCGTCCAGTCGTTCAGCCGCGTAGCGTCCACGATTAGCCGATGTTCGTATGTGTACTTACTCCCCTCGAAAACAGTTGTCAAGTTTTGCTTGATAACTGGTATGTTCGTCGCCCTGTAGCAACGTGTAATAAAGATGAAGTGCATAGTTTTCTCTCCTCATTCCTCTCCAATTTCCGCTCTTTTATGGGACACGACAAGGCTTTTGCCCCTTGCGGACGCGGTAAGTCTGCCGTCGTAGCAGACTCGCGACAAGTTCGCGTCGCGCATCATTTCCCATATTTTATCTTTCAGGACGGAGATACGCCCCTGAACGGCGTTCATCGCGTCCATCTCTGTATCTAGCGTGTTCATGAGGCTTTGTATTTCGGGGTGTTGCGTTGTCATTCCATCTCTCCTTTCGGAATTTCTCTCCATTCGACCTTGAATCCCTCGAACAAAGCCAAGATGCAGAAGTTCTCCATCGTGGGGACTTTGCCTTTCTGCAACCAGTCCGTAAAACTGTCCGCGCTCAAGCCGAAGTCGTGCAGTTCATCCCGCAACTTGCTTTTCCGGGCGATAGCGTCCACGTCTTCCTCGCGTCCATCGTCGAGCAGTTCGGCGGATTCCCGTTCCCAAAAGTGAAAGACGATCGCTTTCAGTTGGTCGCGCCACTTGCCGCCCATAGCGTACCAGTGTCCCGTTCCATCTTCTTCGGGGGGTTGGATAACAAGCCAAAACCCTAACTTGTTCGCCAGTTCGCAGACGTTCCGCAGTTGCCCCGCGCCGACTTCCGCCATCTTAGCAAGTTGGTAGATGTATCCGCCCTTCCATCGTGCGCGGTTGTAAACGTCGCGGATGAGTTCAGCGCCCCATTCCCGCGCCTGTTCATTTTTTGCCATTCGTGGACGCTCCTTTCTTCCGATAGAAAACATCGTACACATACACCGTCCGCACGGTGGTAACGACTTCATACTGTTCCTCGCCGTACTCCCGCACAAACGAGTTTACGGCTTGCTCCGCCTCGCGGAGACTTTCGGTACCGCGGCGGCGGTTCCATCCGTCCGCGTTGAAGGTCTTGCGGTCAATCAGATGCATGATTCGCCTCGCTTTCCTTAATCGCGCTTTTCAGTATGTTCTTCCAGTCTCCGAACATCTGAACCACGGGCAACCCGTTCGCAAGGGCGATACCCTTTTCCAGTTTCACACCGTCCGACTCGATCTCGCGTCCAATGGGGTCAATCAGCAGGAGCGCGGGAAGCGGGAGGGGAATTCCGTTTCCGAGAAAATACAGACTGGAGATATAGAATTCTCCGAACTTCCTCAGGATTCCCATGCAATTTACAAGCGCTTCGTCCCACGGCGTTCCGGCGGGGTTGCACTTCATGGGGTTGATGCAGTAGTGTCCGCGCTTCTTCACGACCGCCTCCGCAAGCGCGAACTTGAGCGCCGCATGCGGGTCATGCGTAATCGCGCCGGAAAGATAATAGATGCGCTTCTGTCCGGTCGCTTTCTTGACGTTGTTCAAGCCGCCCTGCTCCGCGAAGGACTGGACGAAGTCGTCGGGTGTGAGTTTAGGTTGTCGTTTCATTTGGACTCCTTATTGTCGAATAGCGGTTCACGAGGGGAGATAAAAGCGTTATGAAACGCGAGGTCTAACACAGCCCTAGCGGTTCTATAGGCTTTGGCAAGCGATCTGCGGTCGCCCGGAATAAAATCAAACGACAATATCTTTTTAGGATCTCCGTCCGGCTTAAAAATCACCATGATGTAGAACTTGTCGATAATCTCGACGATTTGGCAACGCGTGAGAGCAATCGGGGCAATTCGTCCAACTTCATCCAAGACGAATCCGATTTGACCGACGTGAAGTTTTGGATATTTGAGACTCATTCTTTTCCCTCGCTTTCTTCTTCCTCGTCCGGGAGTTCCCTTAGAAGCGAGCGCCATTTATAGCTGTCTTCTTCCTCTGTCAGATACCGCCATACGTGAACGCGGCTCCAACTAATAAACGTAACACCGCAAGTGTCGGAACAGGACGATACAAACGGGGTGATAACCCATTCAGAGCCGCCGTCGTAGGACGTTCCGCAAACCGGGATGTACTCGCCGTAGTTCTCAATCATGGATTCTTCAAGACCTTCATCTCCGTTCAAGTCCATGTCATCCTCGAAGTCGTCGCCGACGCGGACAAGCGCCAAGATAGGGAAACGCGGTTCAGGCATTTCATATCCTGAACACCAGTCGGATGTTTCAAGAGCCCTGACGAAAAGAATTAAGTCTTGTTTCGTCTCACAGAGTTTCGGGGCGGGTTCGTGGTTGTGTTTCATGTTTAGTTCTCCTTCTGTTTGTGTTTGTAGTAGTATTCTTTCGAGCGTTCGATGTCACGTTGTCTGTAGTCCGGGTCTGAATGGTAGCGTTCACGCTTTCTCGCGTTGTCGCGGTTCCGATGTTTCTTGCGATACCACTGGAAGTAGTCGAGGTGTTCGGCATAGTAGCGTTGTTGGTAGGTCATAACGCCCCCCTATACAGCCGTATTTTCTTGATCTTCCCGCCGCGCTCGATCTCCGCACACTGAAAAGATTCGTCGAACCGTCTCCGTGCCGCCGCGCCGTTGCCGAAGATATCCTCGATGCTGTTCTTGTACCAATTCCCAAGCATCCACACTTTCGCATGACTTGAGCCGTTCGCAACGTCCTCCAAGAGCCGGAACATCATTTCGCGGGTGGATTCGGTGTTGATGGGTTTGTCGCACTCGTCCAGTATTAAGAGGTCGAGGCTTTCCAAATGCCGGAAGAGGTACGGCACATCAAGAGCGTTGCCGGAGCATCTAGCCTCCCGCCACGCATCCAAAAGAACGGAGAGCTGATACCACTGAATACGGAATCCACGATAAAGACCCTGCAAGGCGCAATAACCCGCACTTGTCGACTTACCCGCTCCGGTATCCCCATGAAGCAATACATTAGCGTTAAATCGCGCGCTAAGCCAGTTTGCGACAGAAGGAACAAACGGACTGCTAATCCGGTATTCATCCGGGATGTTGGATTCTTTGATGTGTTGGTTGATGCGCTGTTCCCGTTCGCGTCTCATGCGGCGGGTTTCGGCATCCTCGCGGGCGATGCGGTATTTCTCATGGCATGCGGGACACCGCCACGGGAAAGGCTTTTCGGGGAAGTGGAAGACGAGGGCGGCGTATTCGTCCACTTCCACGGTTCCCGCCGCTCCGCAGTCACGGCAGATTGTTTGTTGTGTCATTGATATTGTTTTCCTTCTTGTAGTCGTCGATGATACTGGTGCTTCCGTATTTCGACCGGAAACAGAGGTCTTGAATGACCTGTTGATCGCGGATGAAGTCGATGCGGAGTCCAACGTTCGCGCACGTCTTTCCGTCCTTGCACCATACGCACACTTCGCAGAACTGGCTCATCCTTCACCTCCGAACAGGTCGTTTTCCTCCAGTTCGTTTTCCGCGTCGTACAGGTTGCGGACTGCGAGGTTATAGTAACTGGTCTTGAGTTCCACGCCAATGAACTTGCGGTTCATCTTGAGCGATTCGTAACCTTCCGAACCGATGCCCATGAACGGAGACAGAACCACGTCGCCGGGGTTGCTCCACAGGACGAGCGCGCGGTCGATCACCTGAAGCTGTAGCGGGCAGATGTGCCGTTCGTCGTCTTCTTCCCGCGCGGAGATGCCTTGCAGAGTCTTAGACGGGTCAATGTCCATCCAAACGGGACTGGCATATCGTCTCCAAATCTGATGCGAGAGAACACCAGTGCGCGGCGGGTTTTCTCCGATGAAGTCCGTGAGTCCATTCTCATGCGCGACGGGTTCGGGGTTCTCGCCGGGTTTCTTCATGGCGATGAGGTAGTCCGGGATGCCGCAACGGGAGACGGCGGAATCCTTGCAGAGCTGTTTATGCATGAGTCCGATTGCTTTCGTCCGCGTCGCGGCGATGAGCGGGTCTTTCCAAATGCACGTCTCGGAGTGGAATATAAAGCCGTATTTCTGAAACGCCCGGATGAGGTCGCCACGGAAGTCTTTCATGCCGATGTAGCCGTCTCTCTCTTTTGTCGTCGGGAGATTCATGCAGTGAAACGCGACGATGCGTCCGGGCTTGATGACACGGTACAGTTCTTTGACGAGGAAATCGAACTGCTCAAAGAATTCGGTATCGTCCTTCACGTTTCCCATGTCGTGCGTGCTGTCGCTGTAGGTGTAGAGCGACGCGAACGGCGGGGAGAAGACGCTCATGCCGATGGAGTTGTCCGGCAACGTGGATACCACGTCCACGCAGTCGGCGTTGTAAGCGGTGAAGTTTTTCCCGCTTTCCTGATTGATGACGTTCATCTTTTTTTGTTCCTTTCGTTAAGGTTAGAGAAATGCGGGAATCCGCATGGTCTGATTCGGGTTGTATTCGGATTTCCGCGCCAGTCTGCCGGAGACTGCGATGCGGTTTTCCGTGTTCATGTACTGCACCATCTCGGAGTACATGTGATTTGCATCGTCCTCTTTTCGGCGGATGTTCGCGACGACCGCGCCCTCGGTGTCGGCGGTCACAATCCAAACGCGGACTTTGTTCTTCTGACCGAATCGGTAGAACCGACGAACTGCCTGATAGAACTGCTCGTAACTGTCGGAGAGTCCGAGGAAGATGACCTTGTTGCAGTTCTGCCAGTTCATGCCGAGTCCGGCGATTTTAGGCTTGCTCACGATTTCGGCAAGTTCTCCACGGGCGAACGCAAGCATGTGTTTCGACTTGTATTCGTTGGTGTCGCTCCCCTGAATGTTCACGATGGATGGGCGTTCGGATGCGATGCCGTCCGATTCGGCATTGAGATTGCACCACACGGCAAACTGGTCTGCGTCGTTCTCTTTGTTCTCCGCGATGATTTCGACGGCACGTTTCACGCGGTCGTTGATGCTGTCGCGCCGCGCGACTTGCCGTTCCTGTAGCGTCTGCGCGTCCATCACAAAGAGCGTATCCCCTGCCGGAGCGGTCGGAACCACGGCGGAGATGAATTCGATTTCCGGCAGATGGAATCCGTCATCGGAATATCCGAGGTCGGACGGCTTGCGGATGAAGACCGCCCATGAAGCAACCCATTTGAAGAACGCTTTCTTTCCATGCTTCTTGAGTCTCCATTTCGCGGTGTCGCCGCCATCGTGGATGAAAAACATGGCAAGCATTTCCGTGTAGGTCATGGCTCCGACGAATTCGGCATGGTTGCCGAGTTCCATATAGTCGTTCGGCGCGGGTGTCGCGGTGCATGCCAGTCGGAACGGGATGCTCTGCGTAGATTCCAGTATCATGTTCCGAATCTTCCCGGCATAGTTCTTGATGATGCTCGATTCGTCCAGTACCACGCCGCCGAAGACGGAGAGATCGAACTTGTCGAGCTTTTCATAGTTCGTGATGTTGATGCCGTCGATGATGTCGGATTGCCCGGAGCAGATGCGGACGGTGAGTCCGAGTTTCGGCGCTTCGATGTTCGCGGTCTGTTCCGAGACGGCGAGCGGCGCGATGATGAGGACGGGCTTTCGCGTGTACTCGCTCACGATGCGCGCCCATTCCAGTTGCATGAAGGTCTTGCCGAGGCCGCAGTCTGCCCAAATGCATGCGCGTCCGCGCCACAAAGCCCATTTCACGATGTCGCGTTGAAACGGAAAGAGCAGTTTGTGAATGGCAAGGTTGTCGTCCGCGAACGTTATCCCGGTCGGGATGTCGCGGATGGTCTTTTGTTCGATAAAGTCGTTATAGGTCATCTTTAGATTCCTGAATAGTCTCTCGGCGGCGGACTGTGTTTCCTGCGCTCGCGGTTAAAAAACGATCGTTCCCAATACACGAAGGCTTTCTTCCAGTCCTTCATCTTGTTCTTCCCTACCATCCATCCGTTTGCCGAATAGTAGGAGAAAAATTCTTCGGGGTCGATAGGACTGTTGCGCTGATAGGCGTAGTCCCTGACATCCTCAAGAGTTGGCGGGACGAAAACCTTCCGGCTTTTCTTCGGACTTTCTTTTATAGTATTTTCTTTTAAGTCTTTAAAACTATCCATTGTATTGTCTTTTTTTAAATTACCATTGACTTCTTTAATATTTAAAGGCAGTTCCTGTTCTGAAAAAGCGTTTGATTCAAACGTTTGATTCAAACGGTTAAGCTCATTTTTTGAGGCGTTGGATTCAAACGTTTGATTCCGACATTCATCCTTATGATTGCTATAAAAACGATTCCATCTTTTGCGTCTTGAAATCGCCGCTTTCATCATCTTAAACATACATTTCTCCGCGTCGGTCAACCCCTCCGGCTTCACGCCGTCAAACGCGAAGCGAGAGACGGCGTAAAGCACGTTCCAACGGGATTGCACCGTCGGCAGGGCTTCAAGCATGGCGAACCACTCGCGGGTGATGGTTAGGGTTTCAGGCATTAGGACACACCGATTCCGTAGAGTGTTAGAGGTCTGCCATGCAAGCGGTCTGCAACCCTGCGCTGATAGTCTCCGTCAAGAGTATGAAGAAGCTCTTCTATGGACGCGCGCACGGTTTCCAGTTGTGCCGATTCGGTAATCAGAACGCGCAACACGGAATCAGCGGCATCAACAATAACCTTCGGGTCGTGGTCTATCATCATAGCCGTCGCTTTTCCGCAGTGTCTGTTGTTGATTGCATCCAAGATGTTTCTGCACTCGTTGATGGTTTGGAGGCATCCAGTGGCGCGCCGGATGAGTATCACGGCATCGGTCAGCTCGTCTCCCATTCGTGGGTGGTAGTTGTCAAGACTCATTTCTCCGCCTTTCTCGTCAGTACGCTTGACGGTTCTCCGCGCTGCATCAGGTCTCCAATCAAGGCTTCGACCTGTTCCTTCGCGGCTTTGGTTGTGAGTTTCTTCCCTTCTGCGGCATCCCGCGCCTTGAGTTTCTCGACGATGAGGTCGGTCAGCTTGCCGAGATTGACGGTGTTACACGTTCTCCATTCTGCCGCCGTGATGTAGGAGTTAAGGCGGGTGCAGAGTTCCACGCTGTTCATGATCTCGCGCTTTCCCGCCCGTTCCTGTATATACCAGTCTCCGAGCCGTCCGTGTTCCTTGCAGTAGTCGGTGACGGCTTCTTTCAGCTCTTTCAGGAAGCGTTCGACGACTTGCGCTCTGTTCCAGTAGTCGAGCAACACGGCGGGGTCAGAGAGTGCGCGGGTTTCCCCCTGTGTCGGTTCCAGTGCGCGGAAACGCGCTGAAAAGGCAGGGCAAATGCTTTTCGCGGCACAGTATCGGCAGGCGTTATCTCCGGCGTTCAGAATCAGTTCCGGCGCTTTTGCCCGGTTGATGATGTTCCGAATGTTGGTCAGGATGTTGCGCGGGTTGGTGAATGTGTACTCCGTATGCTGAAAGATGCGGGGTTGGTAGATATGGAAGGTGACGGATTTAACGCCGAGAAGCTGAAACACGCCGAGCGCATACGCCGCGCCCTGATAGTTGTTTGCGGCTTCTTCAACGGGCGTTCTGCCAAACTTCCAGTCGATCACGTCGGCGGTGTTGTCGGCATGGTGCAGTAACACATCCATCGTGCCTTGCGTGAGGATTTCGCCGTGTTCATCCTGTACATCGACTTCGAACTCCGAGTACCACTTTGTACCGTCTTCATGGTAGAGGGAGTGCATGAACTCGCGGCATGATTCAATCGCGGCAGACTGTTCCGTGTTGAGACCTTCTTCATGGTGTCCGGCGATAACGCTATGGAGCATCGTTCCTTCGGTCGCGTCCGGGGTCTTTTCGACGGGCGGACACATAGCCTCCATGCGGACACTGCCGGGACAGTCGTGAATCCGCTGTAGACGGGAGGGGGAGTAGAGGTGGTGGGGTGTCGTGGACGGCATGATTAGAAATCCTTCTTGTTTCTGTGGCGCGGGCAAGTCCAAGCGTCAGGGTTAGGGATTTTCGGATTCGGGTTGTTTCCGGTATTGGATTCCTGTCTCATGCAGAACATGGCATAGTGATTGAACCAAATGCAAGTATCGCATGAAGTTTCTTTATCTGTTGCAAATTCGAGTTGAACCATCTTTTTATACAACCTATGTTGGGTATTTGAGTTGGGTAATCCCCGCCGGAGGCGGCATGGAACACTATTTTCAGTTGGCCGTCCATGCCGCACTCCGGCACGCTTTGGCGGGTTTTGATTTCGCGCACGCACGGGGTTACGTTGTGTGTTACATCGGCAGGTCGCCAGTCTCGGACGCGGCGGGTTCGGTTGCGGGAGCAGTATCAATCGCGGACACTTTCGCCTCGATCACGGGCGCGGAATCGTTCGCTTCGCCCTCGTCAACGGTCTGCCCGGTCACGGTCTGATAGAGCCAAGCGGCGGCCTTGCGGGTAGCCTTGCCTACAATCGCGTCTGCTCCCATTCCTTTGTTGATGCGGACGGCGAGAGCGAGGTCTTTCTTGTTGGTCTTGCCGTTGAACGTCCATTCAATCTGCATGATGATTGCCGCGCCCCCTTCCCCTGCCATCTTCGGGATACCGGGGGTCATGGTATAGGAAAGCCCGTCCACGTTGGAGAGCTTATGAAGCATCCCGTTTTTCGTGATATAGGCGCGTCCGGTGATGATATTGAACTCATTCCCGACGACCGAAACGCCGGAGAGAACCGCGTCGATCAGACATTCTTTCACGACTTCAAGCGGATAGCCAGTGTCGCGGCGGTCGGTCTGAAAGCCGAGACTGGTATTCTGCAAGTTGAGGATGGGCTTCATGACTTCGGGGGTCAAGAGGGCTTTGAGCTGATACACGGCTTCGGCGGTCGCGAACGCCCTGCGGAACTGCGAGGCGACGGTGAGCGACTTGTTGCTTGCCGCCGTGTCGAGAGCGGCGATCACTTCGTCAGTGACGGTCGCGGGGAGGAAGGTTGAGTTGTTGGTGGAGGACATAGTTTGTTCCTTTCTATTTGATGGTTAGTGGTGGTCGAAGAAGAGACTGACAATCACGCCGATAGCGAATACTCCGGCGATAACACAAAGCGTCGTCTCCGTACTCATGGTCACGCCCCCTTGACGTAGAGGTACGCGAGACCGAGGACGAACGAGAGGACGGGGACAGATACGATGGTGGTGTTGAGAATGGCTTCCATGAGGGTTTGCATAGCGTTTCCTTTCAGCTTTTGGCGGGGGTGTAATGTTTGTTGATGTAGTCGTTCAGGTCGCTAACTTTGAAGAAGTAGCTCTTTGCGTCCGCGATAAAGCCTATCTTCCCGTTCTGAATCATGCGGCGAAGTGTAATCGGTTGGACGCGGAGCATCCGGGCGGCTTCGGCAAGGGGGAGGATGGTTTCGACGGCGGGCGGCTTGAGCTGTTTCACGGCTTCGGCCACGATGTCCACGGCGAGGGCTTTCAGTCCGTCCTGCAACGCCTGACCGCATGCCAGTTGGAATTGAGCGTCATTCATCGGATTCCTCGCTTTCCTCTTCTTCATCGGATTCCCAATCGGAGCAGGATTCGTTCATGCCGCTGTTTTCCATGTAGAGACGGCAAGTCTCACAGTGGATGCAGTACCATTTGCAGTCACGGCAAATCTGTCTCATTCTTCCACCTCGCTTTCGTTTGTCGGAACATAGTGTTCGCAGTTGCCATTTTCGTCCGGCGTGAACGCCGCCATACTGACGGGGTAGGGATAGTCTTTCAGGCGGTCGGTGTTCCGTTCGCAGTTCGCGCGGAGATTGCACGTCTTGTTCGCGCAGAATGTAATGTCGTAGTTCATCGAGTTCATTTCTCCACCTCGCTTTCTCCACGGGCTTTGCGAAGTGCGGCTTCGACCGTGCAAAGCTTGCATTCCGTTTCATGGTCGCGCATTTTGCACGCAACGCACACGGAATAAAGTGCATCGTACATCTCCGGCGCGGCGGTTATGAGATGCATATTCGCCTCGTCTCTTTTGAGGTTCGGAGTACCCACGCCGACAATAGCGAGTGAGCGGTCTTCCATCTCATCGTTGCCTCGAATTGTCCATGTGTAAATTCCGTCTCCGTGCTGTACAGCCGTCCACGGCCCCGGTGTGAATTTGGCATCATTCATCGTCGTCCGCCTTTCCCACGGTCGTGAAAATTTCGTCGCGCTCCTTTCTGACCGCATCCGCGAGGGCGCGGCAGTCGTCGGCGAATTCTTCCGCGAGGTCGGCGAGCGTGACAAGTCGCAGTTCAAGCTCCGCTCCTTCCGGGGTGCATCCGTCGGCAAGCCAGTCCATGATGCGGGCATGCGTCTTCTGTTCGATGAGCTTTGATCTGATTTCGATAGACATTGTTATTCTCCTTCCGTGAGTCGCTTCATGGTCTGCATGAAGGTTTCGGTCAAGACTTGCGGGAGGCGATCATGGAAAAGGTCTTGCTGATAGCCGTATTTCTCCGGGTCACGCTTCGCGACATCCGCGCCACGGTTCGCGACGTAATATCCGCGCCGCTTCTTATAGCGCGGGTTGCCGTCGCGGTTCGGGTCGCCGTAGTCACTGGTCGGGGCAAACTGGGCAAGATAGCTGTTGCGTTCGGAGAGGATGGAGTTTTCTTTTGCGATCTCGGCGGCGGATTTCAGAATCTCCGCGAGATGATGAAGATTTTTGTCGTTGAGAAAGGCGGGGTCGGTTGAAACGGAGTAACCCCCGGTCTTGCGGATGGAAGGAAGAACGTCATGCGTGACCCAACGACGGAATTTTTTCGCTTCGTCTTTGCGGGAGCGGAAGATCAGAGAGTAAAGACCGGATTCATTGACAAGGCTCATGGTCTGTTTGCCGCCGGGGGTGTCGGCGATACCGACATCCTTTTCGTCGGCATCCAAAGAGGAAACGGCATCGCGGCTATTTCCAAGTTCGAGGATGTCGCAAACGTCTTTTGCGACAAACCACGGTTCGCCGTCCTTTTCGATGATGCGGAGCTGATTGTCGTTGTAGATTCGGGTGATTTCGTTCATGGTGTCTCCTTTGTTATGGGTTGGTATTTTCAGACGTATTTATGTTAATTTTCGACCAAATAAAGAGCAATAGCCTTGCGGATGGTATCGGATGGACGCTCTTTATGCCGCTTCGCCGTCTTGAGTAATCTTTTGTGGACTGCCTCGGTAAGACGGACTGCCACGGTCGCGGGTTTATGTTCTGCTTTCGGTTTCACGGTGTCTCCTTTCGTTTGCAGTGTGTGTTTATGGAAATTACCATACACCAATATGCGATAATTGCAAGCGAAAAAGTAAAAATTCTCCAAAAAAAGATTAAAAATGAACTTGAAAATGTTTGCATTTAGATGTATGGTATGTTTGCCGAAAGGAGATACAGCATGAAAACAAACCTGATTTCAGCACGCAAGGCGTGTGCCTTGACGCAGGGGGATATTGCGCGTTCGCTTCACCTTGCAGTAACCACCGTGTTCAAATGGGAGCGTGGTATTGCTCCGGTCGCCCGTAAGCACTGGAAGATGCTAGCCTCAATTCTGCATGTGACAGAGGAAGAGCTTGAGGAGGCGTTAGTTCAAACCATGCTTGAAGCGTGTATGGCGCGGAATGACATTAAACCGTTGCTCAACGCACAGACATCGAAACTATATCGAACCGAGCTGATATGGGACGCTCTTGAGCAGTTCCGCGCCCATTCCATGCAAGCTCCGTCCGTCTACCCGGAGAATCCGCGCGCCGCAAGGGAACAACCCGTAGACTTTGAGCGGGAGAAGCTCGACTTTGAAAGAAAACTGCTTGAACGCGACAAACGCATCTTCGAACTTGAAAAGCAAGTCGAGGAACTGCGGCGGGAGCTTGAACGCCGCCGCCCTGCTCCGTCTTCATCGTCCGTATTGAACATAGAACCACTTAAATCCGAGGTGAACCATGAGTGAAGAAAACCAAGTCGAACAGATTCCAGTTGAGGTCAAGCTCGTTGACGTGTCCGCAGAGATGAAGCAGGGATACAGACAAGTCCCGGTCTTTATGAGCGCGCCGCCGCCCGTCACGTTCGGCTACTGCTTCAAAGCCATGGGGTGGTGGATTCTCGCCTCGTTCTGTTGGACGCTTATACTCGGCATCCCCACGATCATCCTGTTAGGGATTCTCGGAGTTCTCCGCTAATGGCACTCCGCAAGCACGGCAAGACGTGGTACGCCTACTTCGTCCAGTGGGAGCGCGACGGCACACAGCTACGCAAGCGTCAAATCGAACGCAGTCTATCCACGGATGACCTCGACATAGCCCGCGCACTTGAGGCAAGGTTGATGCAAGACGCGCGGGCGGCATCCATCGCGGCGCGTTCCGGCGCGAAGATAGAGGCGATACTGCACGGGGGAGATGTTCGGAAAATCCGAACTACTCCGCGCCGCTTGAAGATCGCAGACGCATTAGACCGGGCGGCACAATACGCGGACTTAGGCTTTACCGCGCAATCCCACTGGAAACGCTTTGTAAGGCACTCCGGCTATACGTATATGGATGAGGTCACGCCGGACGGGGCGTTTGCGTATCTTGACAAGCTCGGATTGAAGGGGAAGAGCTACAACAACATGAAGTCGGCGCTGAATAACGTTTTCCGGCTTCTCTTGAGGGATTCCGGCATGGAGCGCTCGCCGTTCGACACTTTGCCGTCTAGAAAGATTTCCTCCCTCGCTCAACGCCCATTCACGCGGGCGGAGTACAAACGCATCCTCGCCGTCGCTCCTTCCCCGTGGAAAGAGGCGGTTCAGATTGCATGGTACACTGGCCTCCGAAAGAAGGACGTGTTCACGCTTCGATGGAGCGAGATTCACGGAGACCTGATACGGAAACTCCCCGCCAAGACCGCGCGATTCCGCAGGGAGGTATTGATTCCGATACATCCGGCCTTGCAAGCCGTTTTAAGCGGACTTCCGCGCAAGGGTGAGTTTGTGATCGCATCGACCGCCAACAACCGCGACAGAGGCTTTCAAGCCATTCTGCAAGCCGCCGGAATCAAACAGGACGAATCCGGCACGGTGAACTTCAACAGCTTCCGCAACTCTTTTATCTCGCGTTGCGACGCGGCGGGGATTCCGAGACACGCCATCCGTGGGATAGTCGGTCATGTTTCAGACGAACAGACGGACTTGTATTCCCATGATGAGACAAGCGCCCGCCTGATACAGTCCCTCCCGGATTAATGGGAAATCCCATAAATCCATATCATTTTTCCATAATGACTTTTTGTTACTTTGCTAAACTTTTGCGAACTTTTTGAGGTAAAACGGCACAAAAAAATGGCATCCCCAATGGGATTCGAACTCAATTGAGTATGTCCGAAATCGATTTTTCCATATCATTCTTCTATAAAAGTTTAGCCCACTAAAGTTATTTTTTATATGCTCAAAAAAGCCCGCCACGGGAGACCGTGACGAGCTAGCAAGGAGAGACACACCAGTGAACTTGAAAGCTGGTAGTCGAGGCGGGAAAGGATTCGCCGCGCGTGCCTCAAGCGCGCCGGATAATTACCTCGCACACATCCTTTCATGGTGTTATGGGTCAGCGAGGATTCTATATATGCCTAAGCCTTCCGCTAGAAAGGAATATTATTCTTTGGATTCTTTCGCGGCTTTGATCGCGTCAACCTGATAGCCCGTGACCTGAGCGCCGTTCTTCGAGGCGTAGTCCACGGTCGTAGAGGATTTGATGCCGTCTTTCTCTACGGTGTCGGTGAACTGGAGCGAGGTTTCGGAAAGCTCCTTCTGCAATCCGGTTGCCATTACGCCGTCCACATACTGGATGCCGACTTTGTTCAATTCGGGGTCATAGCCGACGTTGATGAATTTTCCGTGTACGACCGTGCCGATGTTATGCCCGCAACCCGTGAGCAGAGCCACGGCGAGAGCGGAGAGGAAGAGTTTGATTTTTTCGAGCATGGTTTAGGTTTCCTTTCAGTTTTTGAACGCCGCGTAGATCGCGACGGCGAGCGTTACAAGCCACGCAACAAACGAAACGATAGCGCGGTAGAGCATACCACCCGCGTACATGGAGTTTTCCAGTTTGTTCACGCGGTCGAGCAGTCCGGGCTTGCCGTTTCCATGAAGCGCCCGATAGTCCGCATCGAGCTTCACCTCAATAGAGGTCAGACGCTCGATCACTTCTTTTTCAAACGATGTTTGACTCATTTCTCCTTACCTCCGGCGCTCCAAGATGAACCGCCGAATAGACGAACGCCCCAATATGCTTTTTGTGCGCGGATATACGGAACGCCGCCCATCCGCATGAGGTCGTAAAAGGCTCTGTCCGCACCGGAGCGCGTCCATGCCACGGGGTGCGTCCTGTAGCAGTAATCATGAAATATCGCGCCATACATGGCTTGCTTGTCACCCGGTGGGAAGACAACGCCCCACAAAGAACGGGGAACACTCGCGCCGTCACACTCGAATCCGGGAGGAACCCACACGCCACAGTAGTTTATGGGCTTTTGCAGGGTGTAGATATTCCCCCGGTCGTCTGCCTGATGTTCTAGGACTTCGACGGTCGGGAGATTATCATAGATGATGACGTGTCGAGCTTCAACAGCGGGCATTTTTCTCGCCTCATCGGCCTCACTCCCCGGAATTCACCGGGGAGTTTTGTCCATGTTTGGTTGCGGTAGGTGAATTTCTTCACGACGCGACCGCCGAACCGCCGGAGCTGACGATCTGTGTGTAGGTTCCGGCAGGGATGCTCGCGCCGTTGACCGTACAGCCGCCCGTGAGGTTGTAACGCATTCTTTTCCTCCGTTCGCGTTCATTGTCAGCTCACAACTCCGGCGTTCGTAATCTTCGAGTATGTTCCGCCAGTAATCGTGGATGATGTACCGGCCGAATTGATAATCGTGCATCCGCCGTCAACAACGATTCCTCCAATCGGGTAGATAGCATTGCTGTTTGCGTTCGTTGTCATATCGACAATCGCGCCAGACGAAATATAGACAACACCCTTGTTATTGGCGTTGTTCATCGCCGCCTCGATAAACCCCGAAATACGATTGCTTCCAACAAGCGTAACACTTCCGCCAGAAGTCAGAGTGAAAATATCATTCATGACGGAATCTTTGAAAACAAGATTCGCGCCGGACTGAATCGTGAATCTATAGTAACCGTTTAAAGTGTGACCGCTTGTGACGCAGTTCGAAAGAAATGCAGTCTTATTGTACGGAACGAGCGTATGAGCAGCTGCCCCGGCACAAGTGTTTCCCGTAATCGTGCAGGAAATCAGCGTTGCATTATTGAGCGTAAGACCACCGTTTGATGTATTGTAGCAACTACAGATAGTAGTACCATCAATGTACGCGCCGTTCACTACATATACGGGATGACCGTTTGCATTGACAGTTCCACCATTTACTTTAGAAAGGTCAACCGCTCCATTACTAATTAAAACGGTCGCACCAGTCTGAATCTGCACATCGGCCAAAGACGGCGTGCCTCCGGAAATACCAACGTCCTCCATACCAAGATTGGAGAAAGACACAGGTCCGTTGCACGTGATTCCGCCCGAAACAATAGTTTCCGTGTAACCATTTCCGACCACATATTTCGACTTACTGGATGCAGTCTGTGCGTCCATCGGAACAACCTGTCCTTTCCATTCGTAATCGAAAGAAATATAGTCGATGGAGAAGTTCTGAAGACCGTATGTAAGCGTGTAAGTCGAGTTCGGCTTAACAAGATAGCCGAAGTAATGGTCATCGACATTGATAACTGCGATGCCTCCGTGGAACTTAACCGAGCAGTTATTCACGGCGTTTCTCGTCAGTTCTCCGTTCAGAGTGACGTAAGGGTACGTTAAAATATTACCAGTGCCGGACAAAAGAATCTGAATGAATCCATCTTTTCCGACCCAGTTCGATAGGAGCGTTTCCGTCTTGATAACGGTAGTGCCGGACACTGCATTAGCTCGATACGCGCATCCCGGTGCAAGAGTAACTGTAGAACCGACAATTTCATCAAGTATCAAATAATCGGCTGAAGTAGATGCCGCATTGCTATTTTTCTCGAAATAGACCGATTCAGGGCAATCCAAGATGAACTGATTCATCAGAGCAGAAGCTCCGAGTGCCGTAGGATGCAGATTGTCTTGCGCCAACATCCCCGTGTACCAAGTGGAATTTGCCTCTTCCGCGCCAACGGCGGTGGCGAAATCAATATAGCGATAGCCACTCGCTTTTACCCATGCGTTCTTGTAAGTGTGGTCGCCGGCCGGTACGTTCGGGATGGTCGCAAGGATTGGCGTGACTCCGGCGGCTTCGCAAGTTGCGATAACCTCATCCACCGAACTCTTCCATGTTTCATTGATAGCACCGGAGTCAGCATTGTTCATTCCGAGCGTCCAAACAACATAACGCGGTTTTGCAACGGAAATCAGAGAACGGAACGAGGCAATCTCGACCATGCTCCCCGCTCCATTGTGACCACAGAAAAGCACGTCCGAATGTCCCGCCTCGATGAACTGCGTAGCCCAACGGGTAGAATCACCGAGGTTGATGTAGGAATCGCCAAAGACCCACACATCCTGATTCGCATCGGAGACGACGTAGCCGATTTGAACGTTTGTCAGCGCTGAAGCGCATTTGCAGGAAACAGCGCCGATCGTCCCGTGATATACGGTCTTTTTCGCCTCATAGCTTCCACCTTTTGTCATAATGGTGATGTCAGCTCGCGCATCGTTCAAAGCGTGAATACGAACGAAGAGGAACGTATCCATTGTGAGTCCATGCGAATAACTGCCTTTTGATGTTCCAGTGCCATCGAAAATCTCAATCGTGGTGCTAGAAATCACAATATAGCCGCCATACGCGCTCGTCCCGTCACTGTTATGAGCAACCGTAACGGAACCGAACTCGGAGAACTCACAATAGAATTCGATATAGTCGTTTTTCTTGTTGTCGCAATTTTCAACGGCGACAAGTTCGGTATTAGCCGCGAGTGTGGCGGCGGAGTTCGCAAAAATCGCGTGGCCTAAAAGCGCCGGAACAGAAAGTTCGACCTCGCCGTTGGTGTTGCCTTGAACGAGCACGCCGTTCTTGCCGACGAGCTTGACACTAGTCGTGCTTCCGGTCGCCGTGATGGTCGCCGTGTTGCCGGAGACGGAGGCTTCGATGCCGGTGACCGTGCCTTCACCGCCGCCGCCAGTCGCAGAAATGGTGTTTCCGTTGATTTCGATACCATCACCCGCGACATAGCTTTCACCGCCAGTGCCACCGCCGATGAACTCCGCACGCCCCTTGCCGAGAATGGGGTCTTCTACATATTTGAAGTCAGCCATAGTTCAGCCTCCTTAGTCTTCGGTCGTAACCGGGATTGCCTGATTGATGGGGTAATAGGTGAGAGTGGCGCGGTCAGCCCAAGCGCCGTAGGCGTGTTCAATCGTGGTAACGGTCGAACCGCCGGAACTGGTCTCCGTGACGCGCTTCACAGCACGATTGCCGTCCGCATCGTCCGGGAAATAGCAGATATAGGTGATGCCGCCGCCCGCCTGATCGATCATGTAAGGCGTGGGTTCGGTCGGCAGGGCGGGAATCTCGCCGAGATTCTGCCCCCACTGGTTGCGGTAAGTTGTAGCCATGTTCGATGTCTCCTATGTTAAGTTGTGTGTGTCAAATGCATGGATAGATTTTTAATCCTGAAATATCGGGGTCAGCACCTACCCAGTCAAGTCTAAATGAATTTCCCGCCGGAATCGGAATGTTTATCAATGAACCGAAATCAACAATAGTCAATGTATCTATCGGTTTAATATCGGCATTGAAAGCGTCGATTCGTTTGCTATTTGTTCCGCCGAATACCCAAACGGTCAAATCGCCGCGATACTCGTCACCATCAATAACAGAATTGACTTTTCCGATAAGCCAAACCGGGTAATTGTACGGGCCATAAACGGTAAAAAACGCTAAATTGTCAACGATATTCGCTGAAAAGTAGTCAGGAAAGCCAACGCTTGCCGTGCCGCCCGTCGCAGAAATCTCAATCTGTCCGTTGGTGTTGCCGGAGATGGAAACGTCGCCCGTGCCGACGAACTCGACCGATGAAGTCGAGCCGGAGAGCGCAACGGTCGCCGTGCCGCCGGAGACGGTCGCGGAAATGTCCTGTGCTACGCCAGTACCGCCGCCCGTAGTGTTGTTGACGGGAGCCGCTTGCTTCTTCGCAAGCTCCACAATCGTGCCGGACGGGGTTTCGCGAACCATGATGCCGTAGCCGGGTTTGATGCGCGCGCCGTGGAGATAGTCGATGAGCTTGTTCAGCGTGTCGATGACCCACTTCTTAAAGTTCTGACCTGTTACGGCTTTCGGAGGAATCGAACCCATATATCACCTCATGGATAAGCGCTGTAAAGCGTGGCGTTCCAACCGTCCGGCGAGTACGTCCATGTCAGCGTCGCAATCCAAAACTCGCCAGTCCAAGAGACAGTCGCGCGGTCGCATTTCCAGTTTCCCGCCACAAACGGAGTACCGGAAGGAAGATAGGCGGGTGTTCCAGTATGGTTCAGCTGATTGTAGACGGCGGAAAGCGCCAAAGCATAGGTTGTATAGCGCGCAGATTCCGTCTGCGAATAGAGGGCGCGGTCGTAGGACTGGAACCCCGGCATAGTCGGGTTTTTGAGAACGAACCACACATAACCATCCTCAAGCGGGAGATTGCCGGAGTCCGCCCACTGGTAGTCCTCGCGATACCCGTCCGGGATTACATCCGTCGCGGTCGCGGTAGACCACCATGACGGAGCGGTAGCCGGAGCCGTTCCGCCGACAGCATAGCGAGCAAGCAGATAATGGTTCCAGTTCATCTTGTAGGACGGATGCTGTTCGATGGGGGCAGAAAGCATATTGCCGTCCATCGTGGCGGATTTCTGCCCAAACGCATAGTTCGGCGGGATGACGGAATTTCCACCAGTCGCACTTCCGTTCGCGTTCGCATACTTCGCGGTGACATTGTAGATCGCACCCTCAGCTTGCGACACAGTGACGGAGGACAGTTTGCCGAGTCCGTCGTAGGTCGCGCCG